CAGCAGCGCCGCCACCATCGCCGCCCGCGGCGCCCGCGGCGCCACCACCGCCACCACCACCGCCGCCATATGCAAGATTGGCGCCAGAATAATCGCAATATTTTCCTGCGCCACCAGCCCCGCACGTTCCAGCCACAGCGTTAAAGCCAACTTGACCGGCGCCGCCACCGCCGCCGCTCGCGGTCGCGCCCGAGTTGACACCATTGCCGCCCGCATAACCTTGGCCGTCTGTCCCGGTGCCGCCTGTCGTCCCGCCGGAATAACCCCACGAACCACCGCCGCCCGTCCCGCCGTTGCTCCCGTTCCCGCTGATCGAGCCGCCATACCCGTCACTCGCTCCACCGCCACCGCCGAGGGCCGTTGACCCGAGCGCGGTCGTGTTTCCTCCGTTGAGCCCGTTCGCCGCTCTCGAGGTTGCGCCAGCGCCACCGCCGCCGATAACGATCGCATAGGCACCGGGCTCGACTGTGGCCGTGGCGAATAGCGCGCCTCCACCTCCACCGCCGCCGCCATATCGTCCGGCTCCGCCGCCACCACCGACAAGGAAACATTCGACATCACCGCCGCCGCTGGTGACGGTGAACGTCCCGTCGCCTGTAAATTCGCGCACGATGTAATCGCCGACCTGCGTCGCTGTTCCGCCTGTCGCCCACACGTTTTGCGCAGGCGGTGGCGGCGGCGGCGCGCCGAGATACCGAATAATCACGACGCCCTTACCACCGTTGCCGCCCGCATAATCCGTCCCGCCGTTAGAATAATTGCCGCCGCCGCCGCCGTTGCCGGTTCCGGATGCGCCGGCCACACCCGGCAACTCCGGCCCGAAGATTTTTCCACCGTCGCCGCCTGCGCCATAGGTAACAGCAGAACCAGACAACGAGGACGAAACGCCGGGGCCACCGGTGCCGCCCGTTCCCACAAGTCCGTTTGACCCAGCGCCACCAGCACCACCGCCACCGCCGCCGCCACCGTTGACGGCCGAGGCATATCCCGCGCCGCCGACAGATCCTTGTCCGCTTGTCGCGGCCCCGCCAGCATTGCCGCCGCCAGTTGAGGGCGGCGTAATGCCTTGCGCATTTCCACCGCCACCCGAGCCGCCATTACCTCCCGTTGTGGACGCTCCGTTGTACGCTCCACCATAACCGCCACCGACGGCGGTGATTGTTTCGAACGTAGAATCGCCCCCCTTCGTTCCTGGGGTGGCGCGATTCCCTGACCCTGCCGGCGCACCGGCGCCACCCTCGCCAACTGTTACCGTGTAATCACCAGGCGCAAGCGGGAAGTCGTAGGCGCCATTTGTGAGTAGGCCACCACCGCCACCACCACCGCCCGCGATCGGGCCACCACCGCCACCACCACCGATGACCAGGTATTGCGCGAATCCGTTTCCGGTTTCCACATGGAGCGTGCCGCTGGCCGTGAACTTGTGGACCGTGTAGTCGCCGTCCGTCGTAATCGTGCCGCCGGTCGCGTATGGCAAAGTCGGAGCGCCAGTCAAGTAACGAATAATGACGACACCGCTGCCGCCCGCACCGCCGGTGTTATAAGCCGCACCGCCACCCCCACCGCCACCGCCAGAATTGGCCGCGCCGTTCGCTCCGACGGAGGCAGCACCACCAGCGCCGCCTCCACCGTTGCCGCCGGTTCCGCCGGTTCCCGCGGCATTGCCACCACTAGCGCCACCGCCTGCGTAATAAGTTGCTGCGCCGCTGATGTTGTAGGACCTGCCGACTCCGCCATTGCCGCCACTTGTCCCGTCGCCATTGGCGCCCGCGCCGCCCGCGCCGCCGCCGCCACCGCCGCCGTAGGCGGGCGCGCTGAAAGCGGAACAGACGCCACCGGCATAACCGTAACCGGTAGCGCCGCCTGAATCTGCCTGCGTAGCTGCGCCGACAGCGCCGGTATAATTGGCCCCACCACCGGAACCGCCGGCAACGCCAGAACCGCCGGAGCCACCGGAATAATTGCCGCCGCCGCCTCCGCCGAGCGCCGTGATGGTGTCAAAAGTTGAATTCGCACCGCTGTCGGCGGGAACGGAAGTATTGCCGCCGCGGCCTGCACCGCCAGCCCCGACCGTCACCGAATACGAACCAGGCCCGACCGCCCGCACCGCTTGATAGACAAGGCCGCCAGCGCCACCGCCGCCGCCGCCACCGTTTCCAGAACCGCCGCCGCCGCCGCCCGCGACAACGAGGCATTCGACGTTGCTGCTGCCACTCGTCACCGCGAACGTGCCACCCGCGGTGAACGTGTGCACCGTGTACGCGCCGTCTGTCGTGATTGTTCCGCCGGTTGCCATCATCCCGGCGGGCGCAAGCGCAGCCGACACCGCAAGTGCCATCGCGTTGAGGCAGCCTGGTACGGTCATTTGATGTCTTTCAAGAGCGCGCAGGTCGCGCGCGTGGCCGACTCGACGTAATAGGTGAACACGTCCACCGCGCCCACCGCTGTCGTCAACGCCGGCACGGTGCCGCCTGGGAATTTCCAGAATGCGTTGTATGCCAGGGTTTTCGCCGCGCTGGCGTGCTGCGTGATTACGATGCACCCCGATTGCCCTTGCACCGGATTGGACGGCGCCGAAAGCGTGGAATTCTCCGTCATGGTCATGGTGAAATTGTTGCCGGTGTCGAGGTCGATCGCCGTCGCCCCGGTTGTCGAGGTCAGTCCGGCCGGTGCCGCGCCGCGTTGCGCCTTCGTCCACACTTGCACCAGGTCGAGCTGCGCCAAGGCCGCAAGGGACACCGCAGCCTCTTTAAGTAGCTTACCCGTCACCCCATCGAAAAGGGCCAGGCGTCCGTCCGCCGAACTTGCAGGCCCAACTACATCCCCGGTCCCTGTGCCGTCCGCACCAGCCGGCCCGGTTGGCCCTGGTACGGTCGAATCCGCACCCGTCGCCCCGGTCGGGCCTTGCGGCCCTGTGTCGCCTGTGTCACCTTTCAATCCAGAAAGCGCCCCGCCTGGCCCGTTGCGATGATCCTCGATCGCCGTGACTACGCCGCCCGCCGTGGTGAGCTTGTAGACGCGCCGGTAATTTACCGTGTCGTCCCAATTTGTCGCCGCCGCGCTCGCGCTGAGTATTCCCGTCGCCACCTCAATGACGACATAATTCGTCGCTGCGTCGGTGAGCGTCAATGTCCCGGCGGCAATTTCGAACCCGCCCCATCGCCCGCCAAAATAGCCCCAGGTCAGCGCGTTCGTCGTGACAGGATCTTTCGCGTAGACCGTCGCCCAGTCCAGCACTTCGAAATTTTCATTTATCTGCACCTCGGGCGAAGCTGATGCGTTGATCGTTTGCAGGTTCATGCAGCTCGCTCCAATGGATAGCCACGGCCGACGCTGGCCGAGATTTGATACAGTCTGTAATGCACAGCGTCGCCTGGCGTAAGCCCGTCGGCGGCTTGCTCGGCGGCGGTGTAGACGGCCGCGCCAACGGCAGCGCCGATCGTTCGCACCACTGTTGCGTAGGTGCCATCGGCGTAAATGTCCAGCGCGTAGGCTTCTACCTCCTCGCCCAAAGGCACGCTAATTCCGAGTGTCCCGATAATGCGCACGTCGAACCGGGTACGCCGTTGCCAGGTGAAGGCAATGTTGTTCGAGGCATCGCGCTTGGCGCGCAAGTCGAACGGCGAAAAAGGTTTGAGCCCGACCGCGATGTCCGTGAACGCCTCGGCCGTCGCGCTACTTAACGCGCCGCCCAGGGTCACGCCCTTGTAAAAACGGGCAAGGCCGATTTCGCTATTCGTCATCGCGATTCGCCGCATCCCGTTCGCGGAAAGCGCGACGCACCGTTCGCTTGCTGCGTGACCCGCCATCGCCCACTCGGTGCCGCGCCCGCCGCGCAGCAATCCAGTCAGCTTGTATACGCCAGAGGAGATGAGCGTCGCCGTGCGGTATTGGATGAACTCGGCCCCGATCATCATCGCGTTGATGGCCTGGCTGTTTAGAAGCGCCGCGCGCGTGGTGCTTTGCAACTGGCCGAGCCCGACGTCGACCGTGACGCTGTTTTGTTCGTCAAAAATTCGGCCACCGTTCCACGCGCCGAGTGTCGTCGTGCAAGTGCCGAACACGGCGGGCAAGGGGATGGTCGCCTTGCGGACGTACTCCACATCGTCAACGCTTTGGAAAATCGCCGCGCCAGGCCACGCCGCCGTGTCACCCTTCGCCGCCGCATAAAACCCGGCGTCGTTGTCTGCTTCGGCCAGTATTGGAATGTCCATCAATTCCATCAGCGTTACCGGAGGAAACAGCACTTCCGAGCTGGAAATGTAATCAACGCTGGTCACCCCTGGGGACACGAGAACCGACGCGGAATCTACAACGGCCTCGAAGTCCAGGACCGGGTAAGAATCAGTTTTTTTCACCAGACGAAGGCGGAAGCTCTCGCCGTTGACGCCGGCCACCGTTACCACGTCGGTCGGTTCCAGGCGGCAATAATTGCCGAGCAGTTTGATTGTCGTGCTTACCACGCTCGCCGCTTGATCCGCGAGCATCGTGTCCGCAATGGCCTTGGCTTCGCCAGGCTCCATGCCGAGCGCCATTTGCACCGTATTGACGGTGCCCGATGCCGCGCTTATCAGCCTGTCGCTGTATTGTGTGTCGGTCTGGTAGTCGTCCAGAATGTTGATGTACGTCAGCGCGATCTGCGCGGGGATCTCCAACTCGTTCGCTTGCAACAGGGGCAAGGGTTCGGCCTCGCCATCCCCGCCGCTTGCGCCAAGGTCCGCGTAAGGGATGTCCGCGACCGAGGCCACACCGCGAGGGCGGAAGTAGATTTTGTCACTCACAACCATTTCGAAAAAGAACGCCGACATCAAAAGTTCGAGCGCCGTGCGCGTCGGCGCTATTTGCGAAATGCCAAGCGACGCGACTTTGCGGGTAATGCTAGATAACGCGGCGGCATCTACCTGCGAAGCCAAAAGGTCCGCGCGCTGGCACAGGGTCTCTACTGCCACCTTAACGGTCGGCGGCCCTTTTAGAATCGTCGGCGCGCTTGCCATCCACGGCAAGTATCCGGTCGGCGGCGCGTATACGTAATAGGCCGGGTCGGAAATAATCGTGCACCCCGAACCGTACTTCCATTGCTGCACCATCCCGGCCGGACCCCATGAGCCTGTGATACCGGTGAAGGCAATTCCCTGATCGACGCCATTTATCCAAAGGCCGAGCGTCCCCGCGTCAAGATCGAGCAACAAACTGGCGCGGCATCCTTGTAAATAGTTGTAGTTGGAAAAATGCGCTTGAACCCCGTTGTGCATCTTGTAGGCGCCCGAATAGTATCCGCCGCCCCACACCGGAAACAATCCATAGGAATTTTCATTTTCGCCGAGGATATGGCTGCTGTTGGCCGGCCAATCGTTCGGTCGCCAGTTCTCGTTGCAGATCCCGAGCCCGCCTGGATTGTCATATAGGGCGAATTCGCAATAATATTTTCCGGTCGAATGAAAAACGGTCGGCGCTGCCGAGCCCCACGCATACGTCACCCAGGGGCCAGTCACATATAGGTTTGAATTCGGCTTCGCCCACGGCGGCACGATGTCGTAGCCATACCTAAAATTCGCTTCGCCGTTTGTCCCCTTCGACGTATCGAACGTCGCGAACCCGGCACCGTAGACCATGCCCGCCGCCACCACCTCGAACGTCAGATTCGGAACCTGGCCGCCCTGCCCGAGTTTCAGCCCTTCGATGAAAACGGAACCGCGCCCACGATAGGCCGGGGCATTGCCGATTCCGACGGCCGCCTCGTATGTTGGATCTGGAAGCTGGTCGTCGGCGCCTGTATAAACCGTCAGGCGCGTCCACTTGTTCGACACCACGCTGGCCGCGAGGCTTGATTCCGTCGCGTCCGAATCCGCCGTCCAGATCAATTCGCCATTCATCCAAATGCGGGCGATGCCGATAATCTCGTTGTCGGTAAGGCCAATCAGGCAATCCATGTCGTAGCTGATCGTGGAGCTTGTGACTTCGGTGCCGCCGCCGCCACCCTTGCCGCCGCTGCTCGTCGTCGTCGTGGTCGTCGTCGGCCGCCGATCTGTGTTCCACCACATTTGCCCTGCGATAGCCGCCGAGCCCAGGAGGAAAGGAATTGCCTGGCCGTATTCTGAGCCGGTAATTCGCAAATCCATCAATTGCTGCTGCTCGCCCTGGATTTTTTGCGTCGGACTTCCAACAAGGGCGCCGCCCAACATGGACCCGATCGACCACCCCAAAGCCGTGCCGACGCCGGGGACAATGGAACCGATGACGGCACCTGCCGCCGCAAGAACAAGCTGTGCCATTACACTACCCCCGGCAAGCGATACGCTGCGACAAAGCGTTGCGTGCGGCTCAACATCAATCTTGTTTCGATCACGCGCGGAGGCGACGCGTTGTTCGCGGCGTGAATGATGGAAAGGCCGCCGTGCGGGTAGTCGCCGAGGATCCCCAGGTGTTGCGGGTGTTGATCGACGACCAGCAGAATCGCGTCACCCGGTTTCATTTCCGCCTGACTAATCCGCGTCATGTTGGCGTCGCACCACTGCACCATGCTGTGGCCGTCCGGTGTTGGGGTATAGGCGGGCACATCGAAATCCGGCGCAACCAGGCCGAGTTCCCGCCCGACACAAATCAAAAGGCCGGAGCAATCCATGCCGACTCCAGGTAGACGGCTCATGTGATGGAACGGCGTGCCAATGTAGCTGCGCGCGACGCGCATTACGTCTGCTCGGGTCGTCATTGCGCCGCCGCCGGTTTGATTAGACTGTTGACGCCCATGCGATGCGGTTCCCCAACGAAATTAAGCACGTTATTGAATTTGACGCGGCAATCCTCCTCAAGACGCTTTCTGCAACCGGCGACGACCCGGTATGTCCAGCCATAGTTCAGCGCCCCGCTCATTGGCTGTACAAGCTCGAACGTGCCGCCAGCCACAAAGGTTTTGATTTTGGCGGAGCGCCCGGCGAAGGTGCCGGCAAGGAACGTAATTTCCCCTTCGTCAAACCACCCGGTCGCCTCGGTGCGGGCCGAATCCCTGAGTGTCGAATTGCTTATCCACGCGGTGATCGTGCCGGTGTACGTGAACCCCGTCACGTCCTTGCGGCACCTGGCATCGCCCAGGCGCGCCCGGCACGTTTTGCTGCTTGCGTCCCCGACGGGCTGTTGAATGTATTGGCGCAAATCGCGCAGTTCCGCGATCACAGAATTCTGCAAAAGCTGGAATTCGCCAACCGTCCCGGCGAGTAGCGTGTCGATCCCGTCGCCCAGAGCCATCCAGTTGTAGCGGAAAATCAGGAACGCGGCGTTACGCCACACCCCGCCGAGCACGTCCGCCGTGGTGAACGTGGTCCCGTCGTGCAAGGTGGACAGCTCTAGGTTGCCGACTGCGGCGTCCGCGGCAATTACGATGTCGGTCGCGTCAAGCCCAGGGTCCGCGCGATAGGTGACGCCGCCGATCACGTCGTCGAGGTCGTGGGAAGTGAACCCGAACACTACGCTATCGGTGCGGGTGATTTTGAGCGCGATCGCGAGCGTTGTTGACCGCGTAGCAATGTGCGCCGCGAGCGCCGCCGGCAGGGTTTTCATAGGCGAATCTCGACAATGGGAATTGCCGTCCAATCGTAAAGTTTGTAGGCGATCCATTGCGGCAGCATCTTGTCGATATTGAACCGGCACGGAATGTCGAACTGCCCTTGCCATCCGGTAGGATTGGCGCCCGCGGTGCGCGTGACAATGCCGGTTGTCATGTCCACGGTGTACGTGCCTCCGCCAGTCACCACCAGGCCGGCGGCCACCGGCTTCGATATTCGCTTTGGAGTCGCCAGCGCGCCGAACGTGTACATTTTGTGCATCTGCCACGTTGTATCCGTCGTGATGACAGTCAACGCCCCCTGGGCGCCGATGGCCTGGTAGTCGCTGAAATTCTTGAACCGGAACCCCTTGTGCATTCCAGCAACGCCGTGGAAAAACGCCAACAGGTCGTCCAGTTGGGCTTGGTTGCGCACTCCGTAGGACACGTCGCCCTCGCAAAGCGGGTATGACCAGTTTTGGTTGCGAACCTCCTTGCCGCCAAGGTTGCGCGCGACGGCCGTGGAATAGGCTGGCCCGAAATGCGCCCCGGCGGAAATGCTCTCGGGAAAGCGCGGCGTTTCGATAAACTCCATTTAGTTGTTCCTCGCCATTGCCCGCTGCACACCTTGACCCGCCGCCGCCGCGATCTGCGCTTGCGATCTCCGGTCGGTCGCCCCGGTAATGTGGAACACATTGGTGACGTTGACGCCCGCACCATTCGGCATGATGTTTCCAGACGAACTCGGGATGAATAGTTCCGGGCCGCGCTCGCCGACCATATACGGGGTGCCGGCAGTTACCGAGCCGCCCGAGGCTTTGAAAAAGGCGTCCGCTACAGGCGCCGCGGCCTGGGTGCTTGCCCCGAATAGATTTCCGAGCAACGAACTGAACCCGCCCGCGTTTTCGCCCATTGCCTTCGAAAGAGGGGCGAGGATGCTTTGCTTGATCGCGACGCGCGTGATGTCCGCGATGATGGAATTCGCGAGCGATTTGAAATCCATCTTACCGGTCTGCGTGAAGTTGACCAGCGCATCCTCCATATTCTGGAAAGCGCGGGTGAACAGGTCCTCGGTTTGCTTGGCGATGTTTTGCGATTCGTCGTAGTAATTGCGAAGCGCCTCGCTGGCCCCGTTCGACCATTCGGCTTGACTGGCGTTGATCGCCTTTGTGCGCTCCGTGTACGCAGCGATTTCCTTCGTATAGGTGTCGTTGACGACGGCGAGGTATCTATCGAACGTGTCCCGGTCAATCTGCCCGCGGCGCAAATCCCCTTCCAGCCCTTGGCGCGATGTGGTTTGCTTGTCCTCGATCACCCCGATGCCGGCCTGGTCGGCGCGGAATTTCGCGCCGCGGCCGATCCCCGCTATCTCGCGGGCGTTCTGCTTGTTGATCGTGTCGATGTACGCTTGCGCCGCCTCCGTGGCGTCGATGTAGGACTGCGCGATCTTTTTGTTCGCGGCGGCCTCTTGAATACCGTTGATCTCGATATTGGCAACGGCGTCAGCGCGCACCTTCGCAAGCCGCGCCTGCGCATCGGCAATCTTGCGATCGTTCTCGATCTTGTCTTTTCCGACGAGCTGTTCGCGCTGTAGGCGCTCGATCTCCTGCTGGATCGCCGCCTCTTGCGCTTGGCTGTTGATGTTCAGGAACCCGAGTTTCGAGGCGTAGTATTGTTTTTCGTCGATGAGGTTTGCAGCGCGCCTCGCCTCCATGATCTTTTCGGCGTTGGCGTACGCGCCGATAGTGGCCTCGCTGCGTTTCTTGATCTGGTCGATGTCGTAGGTGAGCTGCGCCTTGGCTTCGGCAGCAGCAGCCGCCGCCGCTTTCCCGGAGTCCTTTTTTTGCGCCCCTTCGAAATCGAGCTTGGGCCGCGAACCCGGCGGTGCTTTGGTGAAACCGAAACCGGACGCCGCCTTCGTCTCGCGTTCGGCAATGCGCGCTTCGAGGAGCGATCCCATCGTTGGCCGCGCCAGGGTCTTCTGTATGTCGGCGTCCGCTTCGGCCAAGGCCGCAACGGCCAGCTTTATTTCGCCTTGGAGCAGGAAAGACTTGGCTGCCTCCCATCCCCCGATCGACTTGCCAACAACGAGGAAAGAGCGCGCAACTCCGTCAAACATATCAATAAGGAAGGCGAGCGACCTGGACGCGGAGTTGGCGAAGTCTTGAATCGCTGTACTGTTCTTGAGGTCCTTCGATCCAGTTTCGACGCCGGCGATTCCCTTGAGCAAGTCAAGGAACGCGCCGCTCAGATCGTTGTACGCCGGGATCATATCGGTCGCGATGGCCGAGGCATACAGGCTGATCTGCGCGTGCAGCCGCTTCTGCGCGTCCGAGTATTCGTCTGCCTTGCGGATCTGTTCTTCGGTGAGGATGACTTGCCGCCCGCCCTCCGCCCCAAGTTCCTTGAGGAAGGGCAGCATTTCGGCGCCCGCCTTGCCGAATAGCGCCATTACGACGGCCGTCTTTTGCGTTCCGTCCTCGAATCCCGCAAGCGCCTTGGCGATGGTTTCGAATTGATCGGCAGGAGCCAACTGCTTGAACTTGCCCAAATCCAGCCCGAGCGCCGAGATTGCAGCGCCTGCTGCCTTGGAATCGTCGTCAACACCGGTGAGCGCCTTGCTCAGTTTCGCCGAAGCGCCGACTACGGCCTCCATGCCAATACCGCCGACGGCGGCGGAAACGGCAAGCGATGCAATGTTCTCCGAGGTGTCGCCGATTTTCTCGGCCATATCCTGAAAGTCGCCGGCCTTTTTGACCAGGTGGTCTAGCGCCACGGCAGCGGCGATGAATCCGGTGGCGGCTGCCGCCCCCAACATGAGCAAGCCGCGCCGCGCCTCCTGCCCGATGGTGACCCATTGTTTGTGCCGCTCGGTCATCCTCAAGGCCGCGTCGGCTGCTTTCAATTGCGCCTCGGTTGCTCCGCGCAGGCCGAGCTTGAGCAATTCGGCTTCGCGCGCAGACTTGCCGATGGTCTGCGACTGGATGCCGAGCGCGCGCACATATTTGTCGATAGACGCGCTGGTGCCTTTCGTCACATTGGACGCGGCGATCCCGAGACCCGCGAGCGAGCGTTTCGCGTCCTCTAGCCCAGCCTTGAGCTTGGTAGAGTCTGCCGATACCTCGATGACTCCCCTGCCGATTACGTCGCTCATGCTGGATCCCTCATGTCTTGCTCCGGTTTTCGCGCATCGTGGCGAGCGCGGTTTCTTCCATCGTGCGCAGGCTCTCGAACAGGCCAAGGCGTTCGCTGGCGGGGATGCCGATCATGCGCATCACCAGCGGGACCACGTTGTAGTCGAGGCCCACCGCGCCCACCGCCCCGATTCGCCATTGCGTTGACATAGCGACGAACACCTCGACCGCCCGCGCGTTGTCGGGCCAGATTTCGGTTTCCGGTGTCGCCTCCTCCAACGTGAGGCCAAACGCCTTCGCCTCTGCCGCGCTCGGCCCAGGCGTGTAAAGCGCGACCGAGGCGGCTTTTAGTTTTTTAGTTTTGACTGGATGAGCTGGTCGACATAGACGCGGTACGTCGAGAGCGCCGTGCCGATATAATTTTCGAGCAGCGTTTCGACGTTTTCCCTGTTGAACGGATCCTCGAGATCCCATCCCTCGACCATTTCCATGAACGAGTCGATGTCGCCTTTGTCCGAGCGCGACTTGATCCATTCGTCGAGCACCGTCTTCGTTCGGTGCTTGAACACGAATTCGATGGGCACTTCTGGCCCACCGGCCACAGGAATCCCAACCTTCGCGCGGAAGGTGGGGTTTGCAACGAGCTTGAGCTTTGCCATCAGGCAGCCGCGTAGCGAACGGGCTCGGCCAGCAGCGACAGCGTGACCTCGACGGCCATAATCTCGTTGACGGTGAGCGACGGCGTTTTGTTCAGGCTGATGTAGGCGTTGTAGAGCAGCACGGCGGCGCTCGGCAGCGTGATCTTCACCGCGCGCGGCAAGCGGTCGTCATTGGCCGCTGCAGCCAGGATGAAGCCTGCGAGCGTGGGATCGTCTGCGATGCTGAAACTCAGGCCGGCCGCGTTTTTGAACGTCGGGATGCGTTTCTTGGCGTCCGCTTCGAGGAGCTGATAGTCGAGGAATTGCTGCTCGCCCCCGCTGCTGGAACTCGACAGAATTTGCGAGAGTTGCGTCCAGGTCAGGATTTCCCGGATCGTGCCCGCGCCGCTCGCTGCCGGATAGATCGACGTGAGTGACGTGTCGATGCCGACCAGCGGAATGTCGTCGGCGACGGGCACGCCAGCCTTGACGATCTTGTCGGTCAGTCGCGTCCAGCCGCTTGTAACTTCCATGAAGTCGCCGGCCGCAATCGTATGACCGACAGCGAGCGATGCGATGCCGGGGTTGGCGTTGCTGATTCCGGTCATTACTTTGGCGGCCCCATAGGACGCCGCGATTGCTACGATTGAACCATTGGGAAGCGAGATCATTCGAGTGTTCCTTTCATCAGGACATAAAAAAAGCCGCTGATTAAGCGGCCAGTGGGATCGCCCGAAGGCGGGTTAAAAATCTATGACGTGTGCCAAAAACTGAAATCTTGCATCGTTCCGAAAAGCCCCGTGTCGGCCTCATACACGGCCACAGGCGCCCCCAGGACGGTTGTCCCGAGCGCGGTATAGGCGCGCAGCGCGTCCTCGACTGAGCGCGACAGGGCAGCCGCGCCGTCCCTGGTGGCGTCCCAGCCGTTAACCTGGAACCGAGCATTTTTTTTCGACGGCACGGTCGGGTCGATGAAGTTCACGCCGACGCCGCCGACCTGCTGAAACGTGATCCGCGGCAGCGTCGTCACGTTGGCCGGCGCGATGTCGCGGTACACCCGGCTGTTCACCAGGTTCTTGAGCGCCAGGAATATGCTCGCCTCGACTGTCATGTCGGCAATCCCATCGTGCCATCTGAAAGTCGCTCGGCCATGCGGGCCTTTCCGGCAGCGATGGCCCGCTGCACATGGTCCCAGGCGGGCCGGATGAATGGGTGCGCTGGCGCGCGCGAGTGACCGTATTCGAGCAGGTGCCAATGCGGGGCCTTCGATTTGTTCACGCTCACGCGGTACACCTTGACATACTGCGATGAACGGTCGGCCGCGTACACGCGATAGATTGCATTGTTCAAGGTGCCGGTTTTGACGCCCGGCGGGTCCAACGGCATCCCGGTTTTGCGCGCGCCGGATGTATTGAGCTTCACTTCGTCATAGATCACGCGAGCCATAGCGGCCGCCCCACTGAATATCACGCTGTCCTTGATGCTGGCCTCGAACTTGTCCAGGTCCGCAACCAGGTTGCCGGTCAGCTTCGTCTCGATGTTCAGCATCGTTCACCCCGTCAGGATCTGAGACACCGGCAGCGTGAGATATTCGCGCCCGCTTTTTGGATCAGGCAGAACTCCCTCGACCTGGTAAATGTCAGCCCCGTCCACCACGCGCATGCTCGGCTTGATGTCGGCCAGATAACGAATCTTCACCGTCGCCGTAACCTTCGACTGCGATGCGGCGGCGGCGATGAACTCGCGCGCGGACAGCGGGCGCACCTCGGCCCAGACGGTTGCGAAGGTGTCCCAACTTTCTGTGATGATGCCGGTGCCGGCGTCCTGCGCGCTTACCAGCGATTGAATCTGCACCGAATGAGACAATTTTCCAGCTTGCATTTCAGACACCCATATTTTTGCGAAACTTGCCGAGGAGATACCGCACGCCCATCGGCAATTCAGCTCTCGCGTTTTCGTCCACGGCTTCCCGGTTTGCGAACCAGTGCGCAATGCAAAGGTGCATCGCCTGCCTGATCGGCTCGGGCACTTCCTC